CATCTGGCGTCGTTCTTTAGTATACTCACCTAAGAAGGGATTGAATACCCAATAAGTGCCGTCCGGATTTTGAACGCGTGGGAATGCTCTCCGCTCATCGGAGAAGCTTGGAAGTATATGGGTTGACGGCCCGAAGGGGCCTATCGCTTCGCGATGTAGAAAGAGGGGCTTCACCAGAACGATCGCCCCGGAGCCAGCCCGCCCTCACGGGCTTTTTATGGGCTGGCTCCGGAACGATCTACTCCTCGGGTATTGGCGGGGTAGGAACCACCTTCGGAGGTTGCTCTGGAGTTGGCGGCGTAGGAACCGCGTAGAGCTTAGCTTCTTCTTCAAGTTTGCGCGCTGCCGCGCGCACTTCTTTTATAGAGGGGATCATATCATTTTCCCATCTCGATTGTATGATGGGATCGTCCTCAATTTCGAAATCGTCAGCTTCATCCTCGGATTCAGGTTCATTATCCTCGAGATTTTTAAGTGTTCTGACGTGTTGTCGGATTTGCTCAGCCAGCGAGAGCGCAGGCTTGTAGCCCAACGGTGGCTGCATAGGAGTAGGATTAAGGATTTCGCGACCGTTGACGTCGAAGCGGTTTTTCCTATCAGTAGTTTTGTAGACGTCTTCCATGGCTTCCTCTTAGAAGATAAAGGACGTGCCCGTTTTGCAGACAAGCCTTCTAGCTTGAATTGAGTGGCGGGCCATAATTTGGAGAGTGTTCTCGCTTGGGACGGCGAAAGGCTCCTCGACCGGCACACATTTGACAAAGTCCGCGTTAAGAGCTGGAGGCGAACCAAATTGCCTAGCGAAGTGCCAGAAGTCAAGTGTAGTTCTGAATTCACCCGCAATAGAAGAGAAAGTACGTCGATACTCATCGTATCGGTCTTGGTATCCGAAGGTGCCATTTGGTGTACCATGTGCGGCATACACCTCTTTATTGAGGACTTCCTGTTGCCCGATATGCTCTAGTTCTTTTTGCCAGAAATCTTCTTTTGTTCGGCGATTCCAGTGTCGGGCAAGTCCAGTTGCGTAGATGGTTTTCGGGCGGGCGGTGAGTAATGTGAGGACATAGCCGTGTTCTTCAAAGAATCTCCTGTAGCGATTAGAACGCATGCTAGATATTCCATGGCCGCGTAGCGTTCCGACTGGGTCAGTCCCTTCGCCTGTCTGCAGAACTTCACTAAATTGGATAGTTTCTTTTCCACCTCCCAGATATTCAGGCCGCTGAAGTCGTGCGTCTGAAGAACGGACGCCGAGGTAAGCGAGGTATTCGATGTATCTTGAGCCATAGCGAGCGCGCGCCTCTTGGTAACGTTGAAGTGCTAGTGCTTCTCTTAGCACGTTTACAGTGACAGCGCTAGCGCTAGATAAGTCAGCGAAGATTTGAGGGTTTGAGTTAGTGGCAGCTGTACCCCGTACGAAAAACTGTTGAGCTCCGTCACTCGGGTCTATCTCAGCAGCAAAGGGATAATTAACAGTAGAACCGCCAGAGTTAGTTTCAAAAACAGCCTGAGCCGAGCCGAAGTTACGATTATTTTTGCCGATGCCAATGACGGGAGCGGTTGTGCCGAGCGGCACTGTGATAGATGGACCCTTTTGCTCCCAGGGCCTGGAAGATGTAAAATAGTCCTTTTCCCAGGCTCCGTTCTGGAGAGCGGTATTTGTGGTTGTGTCAGCTCCCGAAGTCTGATCGACGACAAGTGGTGTGACAAGGTCTTGGTCCCTGAACCATTCGTTGAAAATTAAAGCGTAGGCTCTGAACGGCAAAGCGGACACTGGCAGATCGGCAACTCCCGGTACAACACCGAGATAGTCTGCAAGAGAGCCGACTGCTGCGCCTGTTGATGGTGGCATTGCGATTGTAGGGTATATGGATGCGTCCATTCCATCTGGTCCACCAGTAATGAATTTTTCCCAATCTTCCCAGATGAGCCGATGAGGAACGAACCAGTGAGAGATAGAGACGTGGACCGGGTGCATAACCGGAGCGAGTAAGGGCGCCGCACGGATGAGTGCATTCGTAGCTTGTTGAATAGAGTCACCTGCTAATACCTCTGTGAGACCAATTGGGACCAGCTCGCCAAGGTTACAGGATAAAAGTTTATAATTTGATAGCGAGTGCTTAGAGCGTTTCATAGCGGTTTCACTTTCTTTTTGCGACGTTCGTTCGCGTGGATTTGTATCCTACGGCCCTCGGAGGCCGATAGTACAGCAGTTTTGAGCGGGATCGAAGCATTGAACGCAGCTTCTCGCAGAGGCCGCATTTTCTTTTCCATTTGCTCATAGATTACCTGAGGAGTGTTTTTATCCCTGCCGATCATACATCTAAGATTGCGACGTAGGTAACGGCCAAGTGGCCATTTTTTAGTTCCGTGTTGTAATGAGTAAGGCGCGTCAGGCAGATGTTTATGTAGATCAAATTCGAGGAGTGTTGAAGCAACTTCGTGCATAACTGAGTACCCGATTCCTGGTCGCAGAGACATACGAGCGAACTCCGGGCGTCTACCCTCAAGACGTGGGTCATATTCCGATGTCATCTTCTTTGTGACGTACCCTGCGATGTATGCCATCGAGGAGGACGTGAGCGAGTCCAAGTGGATATATCCTTCTGTCCAGCAGTCTGCAACGAGAGCGCAGACAGGACAACAGTATTCTTTTTTTCTAGTAGTGCCCCAAGTACACGTTGGAAAGCCAAAGAGTGCAAGGTGGTAATGGGGACGGAATGTATTGTCACCGTATTCGCCACAGGCAAAGTATCGAAAGCGACACCCTCTTTTTCTAAGTCGCTTAATAAACAGGGAAATTGTGCGCGGACGTACGCTAAGGTCATCTGGGAGACTTTCGTCGCTATAGGTTAGTGTTAGGAAAGCGTTGTCTTTCTGTAAACTACTTTCCAGCATCATTCTATGAGTCCACTCCCGCCTCTTATTTACTCTACACGGTATGCACTGGCCACAGCCATGAGCCATTCCGTTGTTTATAAAGGGGCGGGAGCAGTTCATTTAGACCCTATATCCGATACGAATTCCTCGGGTACGGCGGCGACCGATACGCTTAGTGCGACGGCGACCGCCAAAGCGGCGACGGCGGGCCATTCTATATCTACGCATTTCTATCTCCTGCTTCTGAGTTCATCCATCAACGAGCGCCAGTCCATCTGGCGTCGTTCTTTAGTATACTCACCTAAGAAGGGATTGAATACCCAATAAGTGCCGTCCGGATTTTGAACGCGTGGGAATGCTCTCCGCTCATCGGAGAAGCTTGGAAGTATATGG